ATCCTGTAAAGGTTGTAGATGGTGGACCCATCCATCCTACAGTATTAGCTGCTACTGCTGGTTGTGTGGTGTTTCCAATGAATGATATAAAGGATGGATGCACACCATCCGAACCACTAGCCACTGGACCACTTGTAGCCATACCACCAGTACCAGTATAATTAAGTACTGTCCCACTATCACTAAGAAGAGCATCAGGATTTACAGTAGTACTACCTCCAGCAGCATTATATTTAGCAATTACATTTGCTGATCCATTATTTGCTGCTACTGTCCCTGAACCACTTCCACCTCCAGTTGTACAAGTACCATTAGTACAACCTTGTCCAACAAGATTAAGATACCCACCACCAGTACCAATCACATAAGATACTCTTACATATGAAGGAGTACTAGTAGAACCAGCAATGATACTTCCATTGCTGGTACATGTTTGAGATGATATTAACTGTCCTGCTACAGTACTACCATCATTACTAAAGTCCATCTGGATAGTACAAGTAGCAAGACTTCCGTTAATAGTCCATGAAAGACTAGCAAAGGTGGCACCAGTACCTTGTGTATTAATAAAACCTGTATTTCCAGTAGAACTAGCACCACCTACAGGTTGGAGAATACGATATACATATGGCTGTTGTGCAATAGATATAGAAGAAAAAAGAGATAAAGTGAATATCAATAAAAGTAATTTTCTTTTCATTTTATCTCCTTACGGCTTATGATATATCCGAAGTGTTCCATTTGTAATTCCATGAATAGGTACAACCAGACCATCCGCATGTCCTACAAAACCAGTCCTAACAGTCTCTAAATCACTAGCCGCAGAAAGATATGTAAAAAGCTTACCATTAAACTGATTAAGTGTAGCATTATCAGTATTAACGGAATATCCAGTAAACTCTACATTCAATATAATTATTTTACTTGTCCAAACCGTAACTGGTCCTGCTGCTACATCGGCGGCGTTTACAATTAAAGGATTACTTGTAATATCCATATACCACCTTAATTATAATTGAATGCAAAATTAAGTGCTACTCCATATAATCTAAAAGTACAACCACCAGGAGTTACTGGATTAAGTCTAACAAAAAGACTAGAACTAACTGCAACATCAAAAATAGGTGTTGGAACAGGAATAGTTGTAATATTACAAGTTGTAGCACTTGCTGTGTTTGCTAAAATTAAACCATTCTGTGCCACAGGAATAACGTTAGAAATAACATTAACCGCAGCATTTGATTGTGTATTTAGATCCATTCTAGCAGTGAAACTAGTAAGTGGTCCACCTTGAACACTATATGCTAATTGAAGACTAGTTACTTTAGTTCCCTTAGCTATTGGAGTATCTCCAGAAGTATCTGCTAATTTCCCATCATTTCCAATAGGGGGAACACTTACAGTAGATAAGAATGCATTAATTTGTTTAATATATTCCGAAACTGCAAAACCAATAACCGCATTCTGTGCAGCAGCTACGTTAACACTAATATCACCTGGGGCATTTTCTGTAATAGTAGCATTAGTAAGTATATATTGATCCGCTACTGGAATAGGTAATTGACCAATAGTAATCGCACCATCCATAAGAATTGGAGATGTTAAATCAATTACTGTTGCACCAGCAGCATTTATAGTATGTTGTCCCTGAAATCTTGTCGGAGGCATTGTATTATAATCTCCCTTTTACCAAATAAGTTCTTCTTCTATACTACTGTCTATTTCATTTGAATCCGTAAGTTTTGGATCGGGCTGCATTTCTGTTGTTGGAGCACTTAAAACTTGAGCTATCGCTGCTTCCCTTTGTCCTATTAATGGATATCCTTCATTTCCATAGTCAACACAGTCAGGACAGAGAAGTAGTCCACGTTGCCATTGCATTTCACTTATTTTAGTTTTATTTGTACATCTTGCACAATCATGCCACGGTCCTACTAATTTTGTTCTTTTTCCTTTATATGCCATATAATTTAATCTTATTATGTGTCTTATATAAGAAAAATGGCTCCTTTCGGATATGATAAATATAAAACAGAGGATAGTAAAGGAGCCACAAAACCTATCCCCTGTCCCCTTAACCCGCCCGTTAACGGATAAGGGAACTTTATTTATAAATTAAGGTGTTACAGTCCAACTTACAGACAAACTTGTTGGAGAAGGACCAACCTGTACTACAGTAAAAGTATAGTTTGGACTGGCAATATTAGTAGCACTATCTTGTACAACAACCTGTGTACTACCAACTGCTACTGGTTTTACGGTAACATTTCCAGTCGTAGGATCTACGGTGGCAGTTACTACATTAATATCTTGTACTGCCACCTGAATCTTAGTTGGATCAAACTTAAAAACAGAACCATCATTATTTAGTTCCGTAACAACACCAACAGCATTTGCTGTGGCATCAAGATTAAGATTTACTGCGTTAGTTGACATATTGACTATGCTCCTTGGATACCATTTAACTTCTAATTTTGTTGGTAGTTTTTCTTCTTCTTCTTCTTTAGCAAATTTATAAAGTTTTTCAAGTACATCTGCTATACGTTTTAATTCGTGATGAATATCACGTTCCCACATATTTAAGGCTCCTTTAGCCCATTAACTATTAAAAGATGGTTTCCAATTAGGATCTACTGGATTACCTCCAACTTCTTCTTTAACGGGAAGATTCTTAAAATATGCTTTAACTTGATGATGCTCTAAATGATTATCAAACTGACTCTTCGAAGCCTCTTCTGTCCCAACACGACATTGCCATCCACATTTACATTCACAGTAATGTCGATATTGTTCATAACTATTTGATTGATATTCATATTTAACTAATCCATGTTCCACTAAAGCCATAAACACTCCTTTAATTTCCTACGCAAACATAATTAAATGTATCCGAACTTGAAGTAGTTGTAATTGTAAATGACGATGAACTAACATTAGCTACTTTAAGTGCGTTATTAGCCTGAGTTGTGGTATCTGTTACGTTACAAAAATATGTAGCAGTACCAGAAAATGCTGGAGCAATAGCAGTTACAGTACATGTAGTTGCAGCAGCAGCAGTACATGAACCATATACTATACGAGAGTTAGTCTGAAAAACTGGAGCACATGCAGTGGCAGTACCACAACTAATAACAGATGATACAACGTTCTGTGGTGTATTCCCAATTTGACCAAAATAGTTAAATACTAATGATCCTGAACCAGTAGTAGTCAGAGCAGTAATATTCACTCTAACATACGCTGCTGACACAGTTGCAGTATAAATACCAGAAGCAGTACAAGTCTGTGCTGTTCCAAGTAAAGTATATGTTCCTGTAAGTGTAGTAGACTGTTCTAACTGAATAGTACAAGTAGAAACAGTAGCCACACTAGTCCATGAAAGAGTCATGGATGTTACAAGACTATTCTGAAACATTGACCCTTGTCCACCACAAGGAGCAATGGATGTACTAGTCGCAACACCAGTAGCAGCAGTACAAGCTACAAGTGCTGAAACTGGTCCAAGACTTTGTGTATATACTGTTTGAAGCTGTTGTCCTTGTGCCATTCCAAACATCAATAGAATGACGGGGACTAAAAGTAATGATTTCTTAATAAAATTCATTTTAATAATCTCCATTGGATTAAAGTACTGGCTCCTTATTCCAGTACAAAACTACGGACCATTAGATCCCCAAGTACCATAGTAGAAGTTCGCAATAGCCGTAAAGCGACTAACAACAGACTCTTTAAGTGCCTTAGTATCAAAGTCATCATCAAAGTCTGTTTTCGGCTTTTGACGCCAAATAAAGTCCAGATGATGATATTTCTTCTCACAAAAGGCAAACCACGGAGATGTGCCAGTGAGATAATTACTAATCATATAACCCAAATCTTCACCAAGAAGTGAGTTAATTTCATTAGTCGCAGTACCAGGTTTACCCGGACTTCCTAGTAATTCTCGGGCTAAAAATCTATTAGTGAAGTGTACAAGAATAGATTTCGGGAAATAGGTAATAGGCATTCCCTGTCCATCAATCATACCCTGAAACTGATTTGTCATTAACTGAATACCAGCAAATGACAAGTCAATATCAGTAGCCGGACGATTAGGATAAGTACCCGGTGCGGAAATAATAGTTCCAATTCCAGGTGAATAAGATGTTGCAGTAGGACCACCGAGGAGAGGATGTTGGTTATTAAATAAA